CTGGCGGCGTTTCTGTTGCTGGTGCATCTGGTCGGACCCGAGAGCCGGCCGAACTCGCAGCTGAACAGCGCGGCGCAGTCTCGGGACCAGGCGGCGATCCTGTTCAACCTCGCGGCCAAGACCGTGCGGATGAGCCCGGAACTTCACCGCTACGTCGGCATTCGGGACACCGCAAAGCAGCTCTATTGCGACGAGCGGGGGACGCTTTACCGGGCGCTCTCGGCGGACGCGACGACGGCTTACGGGCTTTCGCCGGCCTTCATCGTTCACGACGAGCTCGGCCAGGTGAAGGGGCCGAGGTCGGAGCTCTACGAAGCGCTCGAGACCGCGGTCGGGGCGCAGGAAGAACCGCTCTCCATCGTCATCTCGACGCAGGCGCCCACGGACGCCGATCTGCTGTCGGTGCTGATCGATGACGCCAAGCAGGGCCACGACCCCCGCGTGGTGCTGGTGCTGTTCACCGCGCCGGAAGACCTCGACCCATTCGCCGAGGAGACCATCAAGCAGGCGAACCCGGCGTTTGGGGCGTTCCTCAACGCGACGGAAGTCCGGGCGATGGCGGAAGACGCCCGCCGGATGCCGAGCCGGGAAGCGGAATACCGCAACCTGGTGCTGAACCAGCGGGTGGAGACGGCGAGCCCGTTCATCTCGCGGGCGGTGTGGCAGGAGAACGCCGCCGAGCCCAAGCCGCTCGAGCGTAAGTCGGTCGTCTTCGGCGGGCTGGACCTCTCAGAGGCGAGCGACCTGACCAGCCTTGTGCTGCTGTCCCCGGAAGGGGAGGAATGGGGCGTCCATCCGACGTTCTGGCTTCCAGGCGACGGCCTGGTGGAGAAGTCGCGCACCGACCGGGTTCCCTACGACCATTGGGCGAAGGCGGGGTTTCTGGAAACCACGCCAGGTCGCTCGATCGAATACGAGTTCATCGCGCTGAAGCTTCGCGACGTCTTCGACCTCTACGACGTCCGAAAGATCGCCTTTGACCGCTGGAACTTCCGCCACCTTAAGCCCTGGCTTGAGAAGGTGGGGTTCACCGAAGCCGAGCTCGAGAGGTTCGAGGAGTTCGGCCAGGGCTTCCAGTCGATGAGCCCGGCGCTGCGGGATCTGGAAGTCACGCTGCTCGGCAAGAAGCTGAAGCACGGCGGCCATCCGGTGTTGACGATGTGTGCGGCGAACGCCGTCGTGCAGTCTGATCCGGCCGGCAACCGCAAGCTGACCAAGGCCAAGAGCCGCGGGCGTATCGACGGCATGGTCAGCCTGGCGATGGCGAAAAGCGCGGCCGGAACCTACGCGCCGGAAGCGCCGAAGGTTCCCTCGCTCACCTTTTTCTAGAACGGAGGCACGGTATGAATCGCGCCTATGCCCTCTTGGAGGTGAAAGCCCTTCAGGAAGACCGCCGCACGTTCAGCGGCAAGGCCACCACGCCCTCCGTCGATCGAATGGGCGATATTGTGGACCCGCTGGGAGCTAAGTTCTCCAATCCACTGCCGCTGCTGCACCAGCACGATCACCAAAGCCCGATTGGCCTAGTGCGGTTCAAGAAGGCGACTGCGGACGGCATTGAGTTCGAAGCCGAGATCCCGCAAATCTCCGAGCCGGGTTTGCTGAAAGACCGGGTCGATCTGGCCTGGGCTGAGATCAAGGCCGGGCTGATCCGCGCGGTCTCGATTGGTTTTCGGGTGCTGGATGATGGCGTCGAGCGCCTGAAAACCGGCGGCTTACTCTTTAAGAACATTGAGATTTTCGAGCTTAGCGCCGTGACCGTTCCGGCGCAAGCCGAAGCCACCATCGATTTTGTCAGATCCCTCGACGAAGACCTGCTCGCCCGTCTCGGCACTACGCAGGTCCAGGTTGAGAAACCGGCTCCCGAGCCGGCCCCGCCCGCCGCTGTGGGCTCCTCCCCGAAACAATCCAAAGCCCAGGAGGGCCGACAGATGAATAAGCAGATGACGGTCGGAGAAATGATCTCCGGCTACGAGGCCGAGCTTCAAGCGAAGCAGGCCCGCAAGGACGAAATCCAGACCACCGTCGCCGCCGCCGGCCGCACCAAGGACGCCTCCGAGCGCGAGGAGTTCGACACGCTGAAGGCCGAGATCAAGGAACTCGAAGCCGAGATCGCCGACCTCCGCGAGCAGGAAAAGACCGTGGTGGCCAAAGCCGCTTCGATCGCCCCGGCCACCTCGGTCGAGGAAGGTTCGCGCCTACGCGCCGCCTTTGGCTCGGTCCAGCTGACGCCGAAGGCCGAAAAGGGTATCACCTTTACCCGCCTGCTCGGCGCCAAGTACCTGGCCCAGGTCAACCACTGCGCGCCGTGGGACATCGCCAAGGCCATGTTCAACGACACGCCGGAAGTCGAGTTCATCCTGCGCGCCGCCGTGACCCCGGGCTCCACGACGGACTCGACGTTCGCGGCGCCGCTGGTCGTGCTGAACAACGCGGTGGGCGAGTTCGTCGAGCTGCTGCGCGCGAAGGAGGTCATCGGCCGCATTCCTGGCCTGGACCGCGTTCCCTTCAACACCCAGGTTCCGCGGGGCGTCACCGATCCGACCGCCTATTGGGTCGGCCAGGGCGACGTCAAGCCGCTCAGCCGCCCCTCGTTCGATTCGATCTCTCTCACCTTCGCCAAGGTCGCCGGCATCGTGCCGATGACCGAGGAGCTGATGAAGTTCTCGAATCCGAGCGCTGAAATGAAGGTCCGCGACGGCCTGATCCACGCTGTCGCCTACCTGACCGACCGCGACTTCCTGGACCCGACCAAGGCGGCGTCCACCGGCATCTCGCCGGCTTCGCTGACCAACGGCGTGACGCCCGTCACCCCGACCGGGACCACGGCCGACGCTCTGCGCGACGACCTCGGGACCATGCTGGGCTACTTCGCGGATGCGAACGAAGATCCCAGCGGCATCGTTCTGGTCATGACGCCCAACCAGGCGCTCAAAATCGGCCTGATGCGCAACAGCCTGGGCCAGCGGGAGTTCCCGGACATCACCATGGCCGGCGGCACGCTGGAAGGCTTCCCGGTCATCACCTCGACCAACATCGCGGCGACCGGCGGCTCTCCCACGGACGGCTATCCGATCGTGGCGATCAACGCGCCGAACGTCTACCTGGCCGAAGAAGGCGTCACGGTGGACATGAGCCGCGAAGCCTCGCTCCAGATGAACGACTCGCCGGATTCGCCGGAGACGGCTTCGACCGTCATGGTCTCGCTCTGGCAGCGGAACATGGTCGCCATCAAGGCCGAACGGTTCATCACCTGGACCAAGAAGCACTCGACCTCGGTCCAGTTCATCCAAAACGGCAAATATCAGTAAGCTTCAGGGGCCGAGGAAACTCGGCCCCCTTTTTACTGAGGGGATCGCCCATGAAATACGTCGTCAAGTCGCGCGAACTGAAGTGGGCCGGCAAGACCCTTCTCAAGGGTGCTGCTGTCGAGCCGCAGGCGGATCGAGATCACAAGCACATCGAGCTGCTGGTCAAGATCGGCAAGGTCGAACTGGCGCCGGCACCCAAGCCGGTGCTCAAGCTCGCCGAGACACAGCCTGCGCCAATCCCAGCGGCTGACGTGGGGAGCGAACCCACCCCGCGCCGCTACCTGACCCGCCGCATGAAGACCGAGGACTAGGCGCACTTGCGCATCTTCGGCCTGGAGATTTCGCGCCCCAAGACGGCGACGAAATCTCAGAACCTCTCAGCGGTGGACAGCTCCAGAGGCTGGTGGCCAGTCATCCGCGAGTCGTTCACCGGCGCTTGGCAGCGAAACATCACCGTCACGGCCACGACGGCGCTGGCGAATCCGACGCTGTTCCGCTGTATCTCGCTGATCTCCAGCGACATCGCCAAGATGCGTTGCCGGCTGGTCAGCAAGGATGACGACGGCATCTGGACCGAGGCGGAAAGCGCCTCCTTTTCCCCCGTCCTGCGCAAGCCGAACCGCTACCAGAACCGCATCCAGTTCTATACCTCGTGGGTCCAATCCAAGCTCACCCACGGCAACACCTATGTGCTGAAGGCCCGGGACAACCGCGGCGTCGTGGTCGCGCTCTACGTGCTGGACCCGATGCGCGTTAAGCCGATGGTCGCTCCGGACGGGTCGGTCTGGTACCAGTTGGACGGCGACGACCTGTCGAACATCCCCAACGGCAAGCCGGCGGTTCCGGCCCGGGACATCATCCACGACAGGTGGAACACCTACTATCACCCGCTCTGCGGGCTCTCGCCGATCTATGCCTGCGGCCTAGCCGCGGTTGAGGGGCTGGAGATCCAGCGCTCGTCCACGCGGTTCTTCCAGAACGGGTCCAAGCCGGGCGGCGTGCTGACGCATCCCGAGTTCATCAACGACGAGATCGCCAAGGAATACAAGGAGCGCTGGGAAGCCAATTACGGTGGAGACAATCAGGGCCGCGTGGCTGTTCTTGGCAACGGGCTGACCTATCAGCCGATTGGCCATAACTCGACGGACTCGCAGCTGATCGAGCAACTGAAGTGGACCGGTGAGACCATCTGCGGCGCGTTCGGCGTGCCGGCTTATATGGCCGGCGTCGGTCAAGCCCCGCTGAACAACAACGTCCAAAGCCTTGCCGAACTCTACTATGCGCAGTGCCTTCAGCCGCACATCGAGAGCCTTGAACTGTGCCTGGACGAAGGTCTGGAGCTCCCGGCGCCCTACGGCACGGAGTTCGACCTGGACGACCTCCTTCGGATGGATACCGCGACCCAGGTCAAGACCCTCTCGGAGGGCGTTCTAGGCGGCCTGTTCAAGCCGAACGAGGGGCGGAAGAAGCTGGGCCTCAAGCCCACAGCCGGCGGCGATCAGGTATTCCTCCAGCAACAGAATTTTTCGCTTCCGGCTCTGGCCAAGCGCGATGCGCAGGACGACCCGTTCGGAACGGCGAAAGCCGAACCGGCGCCGGCTCCGACCGCAAACGACAACACCGCCGCCGAAGAGGCGCAGGCCGCGGCGAAGGCTGCGCTAGCCGAAGCCCAGGCCGCCCGCGAGGAAGCAGCCGCAGCCCGGCTCCGTCTGGAACGGGCGAAGGCCCTGCGCTCCATCGAAAAGGGACTCGCCCATGCTTGATGGAGAGGCGTTCGGCGCCGAAGTGGTTGCGGCGGTCAAGGGCTACTGCGAACGCGAAATCGCGCCGCTGAAAGCCGAGATCGAAGCCCTGCGCGCCAAGCTCGCTGAGGTCGAGGCCCGCGAGCCGCTGAAAGGCGAAAAGGGTGATCCGGGCGAACCGGGAGCCCCGGGGCGGGACGGCCAGGACGGCGCGCCGGGCGTCGATGGGCGTAACGGCCAGGACGGCGAAAAGGGAGCAGACGGAGCCGATGGCGTCGGCATGGCGGGGGCGGTCATCGACCGCCAGGGAAACCTCATCCTCACGCTTACGGATGGCTCGACCCGGGAGATGGGCCTGGTGGTCGGGCGTGATGGCGTGGACGGCCGCGACGGTGTTGACGGCCAGAAAGGCGAGAGGGGCGAGCCCGGCTTCAGCCTGCAAGACTTCGACAGCGAGATCCGCGACGGCGGGCGAACGCTCGTCCTGAGCTTCGAGGCAGGAGACATCAAGCATACCGTCGAGCACCAGCTGGATACGATGATCTACCGCGGCGTCTTTAAGGATGGCCAAGCCTACGAGCCTGGCGACGTCGTACAGTTCGGCGGCGGCATGTGGCATTGCGACGAGCCGACGAGCGAGAAGCCGGGCGAGACAGCGAAGGGCTGGACGTTGGCAGTTCGTCGCGGACGCGACGGCAGCGGCGTGCGGCTAGATGACGTGCGGCCAGTCATTGAGCAAGGCA